ATGGCGCAGGTGAAAATCACGCAAACGTCGGTTTCCGAGATCATGGAATCGGCAATTCCGAATCGGACCACCTTCTATTTCGATAAGGATTTACCCGGCTTTGGCTTCTACCGAACGCCTGGCGGGACCGGGACTTTCTTCGCTGAATATCGGCCCGTCGCGGGTGGATCAAAGAAGCGTATCAAGCTCGGCCGCGTTGGCACATTAAAGGCCAACGAGGCGCGGGAGGCGGCCCGCAAAGCGATTGCCAACGCGGCATTGGGGAAAGACCTAGCTACAGATCGTGCCACTGAACGTGCATCCTTGACGGTGAAGGAACTGGTGGCTGCATATATCGAGGAATACGTCGGCATCAAAAAGAAGAAATCGTCAGCCGATTTTTACAGAGTCATGCTGTCCAAACACATTGGACCACATCTTGGATCGTGCAAGGCAGTATCGTTGACTCGTGTCGAGGTTGGGCGAGCGCACACGAAAATGTCGAAGACCGCGAAGGTATCTGCAAACCGCGCAATCAGTCTGCTTGCAGCCGCTTATGTTTGGGGTGCAAAGAATGAACTGATTCCGAATGGGATCAACCCGGCGCACGGCATCGATCTGAACAACGAGGAGGCCCGTGAGCGGTTTTTGACTGAAGTGGAAATGGCACGGCTTGGCGAGGCGATGCGTGAGGCAGAGACCGTCGGCTTCGAAGCGAAAGTCACAAACGCGAAACACGCACCAAAGGGTCAGCGATCGATCATGCACCCTTCCGTAACCGGCGCAATCAGACTCATAATGCTCACCGGTTGCCGGTTGCGCGAAATTTTGCATTTGCGTTGGTCAGAGGTGAATCTTGATCGTGGTATCGCCTATCTGCCCGATTCAAAAACAGGCCGCAAAGCCGTGATCCTTTCCGCTGCTGCTGTTGCCGTGATGCGGGAAATGCCGCAGGTAGGTGAGTATGTCGTGGCCGGGGATAGCGCCGGTACACCGGACGAAAAACCACGCGCTGACCTAAAACGGCCATGGACGGCGATCTGCAAACGGGCCGATCTTGAGGGACTACGCATCCATGATCTTCGACATTCGTTCGCAAGTGTCGGTGCGTGGTCAGGTCTGGGGCTGCCCGTCATAGGCAAACTGTTGGGGCATGCAGATGCAAAGACAACTCAAAGATATGCTCATATCGCCGACGAACCGGCGCGGCGTGCCGCGGACCTGATCGCCGATCAGATCTCTACTGCCATTGGGGGTAAGTGATGGCGAAGCTACCCGATGGATTCAGTCTGCAGGCAATTCCCATTCAAGCTGCGATATCGGAAGGCCGCACTGAGGACGCAAAGACTTTAATTGTTGCGATCCTATCTGAGGGACGTGCTGACAAGGTGGTCCAGCGCCTTGCGGCATTAATGATCAAGAGGCCAAAAGCGAAGCGAGGGCGCAAGACCGCCCTGCCCCGGCACTGGCTCGAAATCGGCCCAGACTTCCACTCCATGCGTGACGACGGCGAGCGCTATGAAGATGTAATGCGCGAACTGGCGACGCGCTACGGCTATTCAGAAACCCACATCAGAAAGGCTGTTGCATTGTACGATCAAGCCATAGATGAGGCCGAGGAAGCTTCCCGCATTTAAATAGTATTTGTCTGCTTAGTCTCATTTGTAAGTTGCGCCTATCTTTCCGTGTGTAACGTCAAACATGGAGATAAGCGAATATGGCAAACTTACGAACACGACCTGCGGCGGAATATCTGCAGGTATCGAAATCCCTACTTGATAAGCTGCGCTGCTACGGCGGTGGGCCGGTCTATGCGAAACTCGGTTCGACGGTGATCTACGACACCGCTGATCTTGACGCCTGGGTGTCATCAAAGAAGCTTAAGCCCGCCAACGACAATGTCGACTGCGAGGTGGCAGCATGATGGGAGCGATTGCAGATGGCTTTTACCTGGTGGAATTTGTCGGCGTTGAATCACGGGAAAAACAACTCGATCTAGTCGTGGAAATAATGAGAGGCCCACAAACTGGCTACCGGATAGGCGAAACATTCGACTTGACCCAATATCCGGATGAAAAAAGGTCTGAAAGCAACACAAAATCACTGGCATTCAAAGAATGTCTCGACGGAAGCTTCGATGTTTTGGAGCCGGAAAGGGCGCTATTTTTTCCCTTCATTGCAAAAATCGTCGACGGTATGATTGCGAGTGTGCACCGCTTTAGCAACGAAATCACCTTACCTGCGCGAAATGCGCGTCCTCGGGCGATGGCTTTTCATACCGAAGTGGGCTGGATCTGGGAGGACTTATCCCCTGCCCCGGACCATCCGTGGCGCTCAAAGGCCGCCTAACAAGTAGTTCCTTTTTAGGGACAATTTCACCCAAGTAAACCAACCACACACCGCCGGCATAGTGCCGGCGGCGCGCATCCTTGCGCATAACTTAGGAGTCAAAATGAAAGTTCTTTACGCGCACCGAACGAAGGAACGCGGCAACCGACCGTGTGTCGGCTTTGTCGATATCGAGCTTGATGAACACGTCAGGCTTTATGGGCTTCGCGTCGTTCGACAGCCGGATGGACGCCACGTCGTTTACGCCCCCCAGGCTGGCCAGCGGCACGCAGCTTCGTTTTCCAGGCCGTTTGCGGAGGAGCTGACTGCGGCGGCGGTGGCAGCATTGGAGGCCGGACGATGATGGCCGCAATTACCGCGACACCATATAAATGGAAAGACCCCACAACACTGGCGCGGCGCGAGACGCCTTGGAAAATCGAAGACGAGTTCGAGGATTATCCAGATGAAGGTTTGGCGATCGTGAAGGCGGCGATTGCGAAGTGGGAACGAAACAATCCCGACGATCATGCCGAGCAGCCAGCCGAACCGGCACCACAACCGGCACCACCAGCAGCGGCGAATGACAACAACCCGCTGCCATTAATCAATCCGGCCGACCTGGACGGCCAGCCCGTTCCGCCCCGCCAATGGTTTATCGACGGGCTTATTCCGGCGCGGCAAGTGACGATCCTCAACGGTGACGGCGGCGTGGGGAAAAGCTTGCTGGCGCTGCAGATCGCTGCTGGATCCGCGTTATCATCTGAAGTCTGCGGATTGTCGCCGGCACCCGGCCGCGCGCTGTATGTCGGCGCCGAAGATGATGCAGACGAGTTCCATCGCCGCCTTGCCGACATTGCCAAGCAGCACGGTGCCACGCTTTCCGACCTGGACGCTTTGCGCGTTGTCTCGCTCGCCGACCGCGACGCACTGCTGGCTATCCCGAACAAGGCTGGCAACCTAGAGCCTACGTCGCTTTTCCACGCGCTGGTGGCCGCGATCGGCGAATTCAACCCGCGGTTCGTCGCGCTTGACACCGCAGCCGATCTGTTCGGCGGCGACGAGATCAAGCGCGGCCAGGTTCGGCAGTTTATCGGAATGCTTCGGGCGCTTGCGCTCCAGGCCGATTGTGCCGTTCTGCTATTGGCGCATCCGTCCGTCAAAGGAATCGAATCTGGCAGCGGCACCAGCGGATCTACAGCCTGGAGCAATTCAGTCCGTTCGCGCCTATATCTGACGGCTGACAAGGACGACACCAGCGGGCGCGTCCTGAAGACCGTGAAAGCGAATTACGGCACCACGGGCGACGAAATAAAACTGCGCTGGCAAAAGGGCGCTTTCATCCTCGACGACGGCAAGCCAAGCCCTGCGAATATGCTCTTAGAGGCGCGGGCAGAGCGCATCTTTCTTGAGGTTCTGGAAAAGATAACCGAACAGGGGCGCAACCTTTCACCGTCACCTTCCGCGGCGTATGCGCCGAAATTGATTGCGGCTCACCCCGACGCAAAAGGAGTATCGAAAAAGGTTCTTGAGGAGGCGATGGCGCGCTTGCTCGATGCGGGCCGCATTAAGATTGAGACGATTGGACCGAAATCAAGGGAGACAAGACGGTTGATTGTGACACCTTCAGACCCGCCTTCAGACTGACTTCAGACGCATTCAGACCCCTTCAGACTGATGCTTCAGACACACCCCCCATACCCCCCCGGTGCGTCTGAAGCACGCACACCGGTCTGAACCGGTGAGCACTTCAAACCCACAATCAAGAAACCAGAGGAGAAACTGGAAATGAAAAATGTTTGCAATACCCAACCCCTACACCGCGCGCCGCGAACGCTTCGTAGCAGATGGCACAAATCTAAATCGCATTGTTGATGTGGTCCGCGTGATCGGTGTCACCCGTGATGCGGGCGGCGCGCCGGCTTACATCATTGAGATACAGCAAGGCGACAAGATCAGCATGGAGATTGAACCGTATCTTTTGGTTCCTGCCTAGGGCGGACCGCGTTAAAAAGGGGTGGTCGTTTTTCTGTCTAAACACTATTTACCCTTATGCAGCCAACCAGAACAGCCGCCCCACGGGGCAAACGCGGAAGACCTGGAACAGGCACCGCACCATTGTATCGGCCAGGTGCCGACCCTTTCCGAAAGGTGCGAATTTTTGGAAAATATTAAGACTGAAGCCGCGAACGACAACGTCGCGGAGAACTACCTCGTGCCGGTGGGAATCCCGGCCGCAAAACAGGCAGCACGCGAAATGCTTGCCGTGGCAATGAAGACAAGCTCCATCCGGGCAACTGTTTGCAAGCCCAAAGAAGCCCCCACTCCAGAGACATGGAAGCCGCTAAAGCCGAAGGCGGGCAACGATAACCGAGAGCTTGTGTCCTGGCCGTTTTTGGGCAAACTCAAACGAGACGGCCAGCACGAAGATGCGGAACTGATTGAGCAGTACCGCGGATTGATATCTTTGATGGCGGTCAACCCTCTGCAGGGCCAGGACCCAAGCCGCTTCGGTGATGGGCTTGTGATTGCTGAACGCACCTATATTGACGGCGAAGATGTGGAGGAAGCGGCTGCGACCGGTTTTAAGGGCAGTCAAGTTCCAGGTGGCGACCTCGACAACAAAGGAGAGCGCGTAGCGGCCAAGTCGCCAGGCACTGCAAGCCACGCCAGGCAGACAGACGACAAAACCATAGTCGTCATGCGGCCGATGGACATGAGGTTCAATGAACGCACTCTTATTGCCCAGATCGACATGAGCGGCATTATCGAGCGGTTACGGCAGGCGATGGGTCCATTGGTTGCACCGTTTGAAGATGCAGTACTGGGCGGATTAACAATGCGCGAAATTGGTGAAGCCCGCCACTTCAAGGACAAGCAAGCTGAGGCTGCCGGCAAGGCTCTTGTTATGACGGCGCTGGATGCAGTCCGCGCGGAATGGTCTGAATTTCGGAAAGAGCAGCGTCAAGCCGAAGATCAAGCCGATCGCAACGTCGCAAGGAGAAGGGCCGAACTTGAAGCGGAACGCGCAAGGTTCCTTGGCCGCGCCGCCTAGGTACACCCCAAACGCATCGCCGAGGGTATTAGGGGGGAGCCGCTGCAAAGCGGTTCCCTTTTTCAGTTTCGGCGTGTCGCACCACGCCTTCGGCGCATCGGAATCACGAAAGCGGTTGTCGCCGAGAAATTCCAGAATCGGCGGGTTTGTTTCTTCCCCCGCTGGTCTAGCCGGTCGAGCGCGACTCCCGCGAACCCGGCAAAGTTTCTCCTAGTAAGCCGGGATAAAGCGGCCGCGCTACAGCGCGGCGCCAATTCAAACGACTGGCCGCAGTGCCGGTCTTTTTTTTAACGTCTCAATCTTCAACCACTAAACCGTAGGAGGCTGTCATGCCCCACCCATCTCCGCCTTCTGGCGGCTGCTTTGTCGTGCCGTCATGGTGGACCGACGCCGCCTTCAACCTAAGCGAAGTCTCAAAATTCCTCGATACGCCGATATCAACGGTAAGTCTTCAGCTTTCCTTTGCGCGCGCAACGGGCGTTGAAGTCGGCGACATGACGGGAAATCGCACCCGATATTCATGTCATGATATTTTCGCGCTGTCGTTGCTGGCGAAGCTGCGCAGCCGCCACGTTCGCATCAATGCTGATGTCGTCGCTGCTGCCTTCGCCTTCACCACAGTGAACGGCCATCCGCGGCCACTAGGTTGCGATGAGGGTTGGGTCGTCTTTGATGACGACGCCAGCCTAACCGTGCCGGCATGGCTCTGCTGGACGGCGGTTCGCGGATGGGCAACCAAATATTTCGGAACTGCCCATGTTTGAGCGCATCAGAAATCTTTTCACCGGGAAGCGAAACTATAACGGTGCCGCTGGGGGGCGACGCTGGGCAGGCGCGCAATCAATGCCTTCGCCGGTCCTGGCAGCACATGCTGCACGACACACGCTAGCTGCGCGCGCGCGGTTCGCTGTGAGCAACAATCCGCTGGCGGCCTCGGGTCTTGAGGCTTGGGTGACATCCCTGGTGGGTACAGGCGTAAAGATGCAGTCAAGGCATGCCGATAAATCAATCCGCGAAACCCTGGCCTCCCGGTTCGAAGCGTGGACTGACGAAGCCGATGCCGACGAGGCAACCGACTTTTACGGCGTACAGGCCGCTGCGGTTCGCAGCATGGTTGTCGCCGGCGAAGCCTTTATCCTCATGTTGAACACAGCGAGCGGCCTCAAGCTTCGGCTCATCGATCCGGAACAGGTCGACGCATCCTACAGCGCACCGCTGACCGAAGGCGCGCAAGTGATCCAAGGCATCGAAGTAGACGCTGAGGGCAAGCGGCTCGCTTATCACGTCTTCAGCGAGCGGCCCGGCCAAGTGACCAGCTTCACACGCGAACGCAAACGGATACCGGCTGAAGACGTCTGTCATCTCTATCGACCTCTCTGGCCGGGGATGATCAGGGGCGTCAGCTTTTTCGCGCCCGTCTTGCTCCGCATGAATGATCATGACTCCAGCAGGGACTCGCAACAGGTTCGGCAGCGGGCCGGCGCGATGCTGGCTGGCTTTATCCGATCCGCCGACGGCATAGGCTCGCCGATGGATGGTGAACCGTCTGGAAACACCCTAGTTGGCGGACTTGAACCAGGCACATTGAAATATCTAGCGCCTGGCGAGGAGATCGTGTTTTCGACGCCACCGGCCATAGGCATGGATGCAATAGCGTTCATGCGATTGACGGAGCGCGAGATCGCAGTCGGCCTTGGCGTACCGTCCTACTTGCTCAACGGCGACTTGAGCGACGTGAACTACAGCAGCATCAGGGCGGGTCTTGTGTCTTTCCGTGAGCGCGTCGAGGCGCTTCAGCATTCGGTTCTTGTCTATCAGTTCCTCCGGCGTGTCTATCAACGATGGGCAACCATGGAAGTGCTAAGCGGCAAGATTGAAACCACCGTCGATGCTGCTTTGCCAGCCGTATGGGTAACACCTCGGCAAGCATGGGTAGACCCGCTGAAGGACGCCGAAGCCGAGATCATGCTGGTCAATAACGGTATGAAATCCCGGCGCGAAGTCGTCGCCAGTCGCGGAATAGACATCGAGGCACTGGACGCTGAAATTGCCGCGGACAAGTCGCGGGCGGACGTTCTTGGTCTCATATTCGGCACCCCACCCGCCAACGATAACAACCCTCCCGCCGCTGCCGGCGCGGCCTAACTTACCGGAGAATCTAATGCCCAACCAGAACGGCGTGCTCACGCGCGCCGCACCCTTACGCGCGTCGACATGGAACGCTGAAAAATTCACAGTCGAGGCGGTCCTTTCAACAGGCGCTGCCGTCACACGTTATGACAGCCGGGGCGAATTCCAGGAGGTACTTGACCTCAATCAGACCTGGCCAGCTAGCATCCCTTTGCTGGATTCACATTCGCGCGGAAGCGTCGATGATCGCCTCGGCGAAGTCGTCGATATCCGCACCGTCAACGGTGAAGTCATCGGCACCGTCAAACTATCCCGCCACAATGAACGCGCTCAGCGCGTTGCTGCGGAGCTAACCGACGGTGCCACCTACGCCGTCTCGATCGGCTACGCCGTCACAAAGTGGACGGAGAGCAAACCAGGCGGAAAACGCACGTTGACCGCTGCCACGTTCGATCTTCTCGAAGCATCCCTTACAACAGTGCCCGCGGATCGCGGTGCCGGCCTCCGGAGTGACTCCATGCCACAGACCACCACTAACGAAAATACCGAAACTCAGACCCGCGCCGTCCTGGCCGCAGAAGTCAGGTCGATCGCCACCACGGCCGGCCTTGACCAGACCTGGGTCAATGCGCAGACGGATGCCGAAGTCATCGACATCAACACGGTTCGCGCCGCTGCCCTGGCCGCTATGCAGGCACGCACCACCACCACAGCCACGGTACGCACGGCTCACAATGAGACGACGCTGGACAATCCAGATGTTCGCGTCCGCGCTGCCGGTGAAGCCCTTTATGCCCGCACCAATCGCGGCCACCAGGTCTCGGAACAGGCGCACGCCTTCGTTGGCATGGGAACTGTGGATCTTGCCCGCGAATCCCTGCGATACGCTGGCGTCGTGACCACCGGCATGTCAGCCTCGGCGATCGTCGAGCGTGCGCTGCACAGCACTTCTGACTTCAGCCTGATCCTTGGAGACAGCGTCGGGCGCACTTTGCGGGCCGGCTACAATGCCGCACCGTCTGGACTGAAACGCGTCGGGCGCCAGACCGCGGCCAAGGACTTCAAGGACAAGCATCGCCTTCAGCTTTCCGAAGCTTCTCGCCTGGAGAAGGTGAACGAAAGTGGCGAATTTACCAGTGGAACGCTTGAGGAATCCAAGGAATCCTATCGTCTCGCCACATACGGAAAGATGTTCGGCATCACTCGTCAGGCGATTATCAACGACGACCTCGGTGCTTTCTCGGACCTTGCGCGCCGGATGGGTCAGGCGGCAGCCGCAACCGAAGCACAGCTGCTGGTCGACTTGCTGCTCGCGAACTCAGGTGCCGGCCCCGCAATGTCGGATGGTCAGAATTTGTTTCATCTGGCTTCGCACAAGAACCTGCAGACCGCGGCCGCTTTCGATATCGCACCGCTCTCGATCATGCGGACGGCGATGCGCAAGCAGGTGGGTCTTACTGGTGAGTTGATTGCCATCGAGCCGAAATTCCTGATTATCCCGGCAGACCTCGAAACGGTAGCGGAGCAGAAGTTGCGCACTGTTCTGTATCCCGCTGCCAGCGCCAATGCAGCGCCAGAATCGATGCGCTCCCTCGAAATCGTCGTCGAGCCGCGGCTTGTATCCGCGACCGGCTATTATCTGGCAGCTGACCCGGCAAGCGTCGACGGCCTGGAGTTCGCCTATCTTGAAGGCGAAGATGGCGTGCAGGTGGAAACCCGCGCCGGCTGGGAAGTCGATGGCGTCCAGATCAAGGCCCGCACGGACTTCGGTGCCGGGTTCGTGGACTGGCGTGCATTCCAGCGCAATGTCGGCGCCTAAAGGTGGACGCACTACTTGCACAGCGGACGGCCCTGGTGGCCGCCCGCGGTAGTGGTCAGCTTGAAGTCGAGTTTCATAGTGGAGGCACCAAGCGCCGAGTCGCCTACCGTTCCTTCGCTGAAATTGATGCGGCAATCACTGCCATCGATCGGGACATCGCGGCCCTAAACGGCAAGCGAGTCACAACCTTTCTTCCCTCATTCAAAAGTGGATTCTAGACCATGAAGAATTACATTCAGCCCGGTGACACCATCACCGTCATCGCACCCGCCAACGTCACCAGCGGCGATATCGTCGAAGTCGGCAAGCTAGTAGGTATCGCTTGCACAGATGCACTTTCCGGCGCCCCCGTCGAAATCAAGACCAGCGGCGTCTTCACAGTTGCTAAAGTCTCAGCCCAAGCCTGGACGGTCGGCGCGTTGGTATATGTGGCTTCCGGTGAGGCGACGACCACGGCCAGCACGAACACCCCCCTGGGGCACGCGCTTGCCATCGCGGCGAACCCGTCGGCGACGGGCGTCGTGCGACTGTCAGTCTAAATGGACTGGCGAGAACTCGAGCGCACCGTCGACAGTATTGTCGGCGGTGCATTCTCCGAGGCCGTGCGTTTGTCGTTCCTCAAGAACGGCACCGCCGATCCGGCCCGCCCGCTTGTAGACATTGAGGCGATCCTGCTCACGGGCGGGGATGACAGCTTTGCTCCCGGCAATGGCTTCCGCGCTCGCCTATCTGCAGGCCAGGGCGAGATCGTCATCAACAGGTCAGCTTACACCGGCTCGATGCCAAAGACCGGTGACCGTGCCCGCGCAACCGATCGTGCGGGCATGCCTTGGTTTGAAGTGGCAACCGTTTCAGATCGTTACTCAAATCTGCTGGTGTTGTCGCTGAACCAGGTTTGAGTAGAATTTTAGGGCAACATGACACCAGGTTATTATTCCGGGACTCGCTTGATTGATCGACTTGCTCGGCGTTACATGTCGTCGAGAGGGCACCGCCATGACTAACGACATCGCCGAGCTGGTTAATTTGCCTTGGGCAACTCTGTTAGCTCTCGCTTCGGGGTACGCAGGGTATTATGTTGCCAACGCTGGATTGCGGGCACATCACAAATCGATCGACATCGCTTTTTCTACCATCGTTTTTGGCTTTTTCGGCTCACTGGCATTCCAGTACCTTGTTAGGGCTGATTGGGGCATAATGTACTCGTCATTGGGTTCATTCGCCGCAGCAATATTTTGCGGCATCCTTTGGAACAAAATCGGTAGAAGTTGCCTTGAGAAGGCGCTTCGCATAAGCAAAGTTAGCTATTCGGACGAACTGCCGAGCGCTTGGAAAGCGCTATTCGCCAGCACCGACACGTGCGCAACTCAACTAACGTTAAAACTCACTGATGGCACGTGGCTTCACTGTAACGACTTAAACGAATTCAGAGACCATCCCAACGGTCCTTGTACGTTAGGCGATGCAGGTGATGTCCTGATGTATGTCACTCACAGGATAGACAGCGATGGTCGAGAAGGCTTCATTGAATCAGACGATTTAATCGATGAAAAATTCGGTACGGATGTGACTTACATCCCTAAAGACAAGATTGAGCGGATGACAATCCGGCGCAGTCACGCCCGAGTGCAACCTAAGTAAACTTCATTTCTTCTTAGGTGCAGGGGGCTTTGCTTCGCTTGTGTTTTTACCTGTATCGGGCCTGAAATTGCCCTGTTCTTTTCCAGGACGATAATTGTTCTGGACCGAAGTTTTTGGCTTATAGTTTTCGGTAATTTTCTTCTTTTCACCATCGTTCGTCATTTTGTGAGTCCCTCCCCTGAACAATAGATTCAATTTTGACGCAGCACGAGCTGGTGTCAAGACGCATAAGTAGTGGCTCAATTCGATATGCGCCAAAAGGTACTCCGCCGGCTCGGCAGCTAGCGGGCCAGAACGCCCGAGGCCTAACGCAATGATGAAATTTCCATAGCGTTTCCTTCCGAAAGGAGAACACAGCTATCTAAAGTTTCACCACACGTTGAAAGTACTCATCAGATGTTCTCGTGGCCCCCAGAATCTCCTCACGAAACTTCTCGAAGCGGATAACTAAGTAGGGTTCTGGGTAAGACCCAAGCTCTTCGGCTTTCTCAAGTTTTTTTGCACAGCGGTTGCCATAATATCCATTTGGAATTGCAGTTTCAGTGCCGTCTTCCTTCCTGAGAATGGCATAGGACGAATGGATCATATCGTTTCTGAGATCGACCATGCCGTCAAATTTGTTGAGGAAACTAATGATGCCTTTTTCTAGATCCGGGTGCATCTCCAGCTTCACTTTCGTCGCGGCTGAAAGCATATCCCGTTGAGCCCGGTCATTCTTGTGACAATGCCAAGTAGCCAGCGCGACATCATCCAGTCCGCCACAGACCACTGCGCTAAAAAGGTGTCCGAGGCTGTCTTGAAGGGCCGCCCATGCGATGTTGGCATGACCAATAGATAACGCTAGCGCGTCAAGCGATTGTGGAGGTGGGGTCATGGCAAAATTTCGCGGTCCTCAAATAAATACGCTCGCTGGCTTCCTCTGCATAACTGTAGGCGTGATGAGGCAAGCGAGTGCAGCAGATCAAATTGCGTGGTCTGGCAAAACGCCAAAATTTATTGGCTACGCTAGCTATCTTATCACCCAAAATGGAATCTTCCTATGCACATGAAACCTCCCGCACTCGCGGGGCTTTTGGGCATTTCAACGCGCCGCCTGGGTCAACTGCATTCGGAAGGGATTGCGGTCAAAGTTGACCGCGGCTTGTACGATGCAGCGGCCACCGTTCAAAACATGCTGCTGCACGCCAGCGGCAAGGCCGGTGCGGCATCTGCCGAACTGGATCTGGATCGCGAGCGCGCCCGCCTGGCCAAAGAACAGGCGGACGGCCACGAGATCAAGAACACCATTGCCCGCGGCGAGCTTCTGATTGCTGCCGATGTCGAACGGACGTGGGCCGATGCTTGCCGCCAAACAAGGTCGGCGATGCTGGCCGTCACGGGCCGCGTTCGCGCAGCCACAACCATTGAAGCGGCAGACGCCGCCATCCTTGATCGAGAAATTCGCGATGCACTTACCGTCCTATCCGGCGGCGAAGACGATCCTGGCGAGGGCGCTGAGGAGTCTCCGACCGCCGCCTAAACTTCGACTGTCCGACTTTATAGAGCGGACAATTCACCTTCCCGATGATGTCTCCTATGCCGCCGGCAAGATGCGGCTTTACCCGTTCCAAAAGGGAATAGCCGACGCCATCGGTGATCCGGCAATTGAGCGGGTCACAATCCAGAAAAGTGCCCGCGTTGGTTATTCGTCGCTGCTGATCGGCGCGATTGCTAACTTTGTCGTAAACGACCCCGCGCAGATTATGGTTGTCATTCCTGTCGACAAGGATGGCCGAAAGATCGTGGTCGATGTCATGGAGCCCATTTTTCGCGCTTCACCCGGCCTTGTCGGCAAGCTGTCCGGCGACGACCAGGAGGTGAACCGCAATACCATGATGTCGCGCCGCTTTTCAGGCGGCAGCTTGAACGTGGTAGCGGCAAAGGCGCCGAACAATCTGCGCGGGTCGAATGTGCGCGTCTTGTTTCTGGACGAGGTCGACTCGATGGCCAACACGGCAGAGGGTTCGCCGATCCTGTTGGCCGAGGGCCGGACTACCGCCTACGTCGATCGCAAGATCGTCATCGGCTCGACGCCGGTAGACGCTGCAACTTCGCTCGTTTGCGGTTCTTATGCCGGTTCTGATCAACGCATTTTTGAAGTGCGATGCCACGAATGTCATGAATATTCCGAAGTCCTTTGGGAGGACATCAGGTGGCCGGAGGGCGAGCCGAACAAGGCGGAATGGTGTTGCCCGAAATGCGGCTGCGCTGTCGATAATAAGTTCAAATCCAGCATGGTTGCCGCCGCCCGCTGGCGCATCACCAAGCCTGAGATAAAGGGCCACGCCGGGTTCCGTATCAACTCGCTGGTTTCGCCGTTGGCTAATGCTGCATGGCCGAAACTGGCCGCAGAGTTTGAGGATAAGAAGGGCGATCCTGACAAGCTTCGGACTTTCAAAAATCTGGTGCTTGGGTTGCCCTGGGAAGACGGCGCCGATGATATTGACGAGGCTGAAGTTGCCGGCCGCGTCGAGCCATTCGGTATCGGCTCCATACCGGACGATGTGCTTTATCTGACAATGGGCGTCGACGTGCAGGATGACCGGCTTGAGGCCACGACGGCCGGCTGGGACCGTGAAAACTGCATGTTTCTGATGGGCCACGACGTCATTTATGGATCACCTGACGATGATCAGACTTGGCGCGAGTTAGATGCGCTGATCACGGCCAGACACCAGCACCCGCTAGGCGGAACTATCGGCATTGATGCCGTGGCCGTCGACTCGGGCGATGGAGATTGGACACAGCGCGTCTATGATTTCTGCCGTCCACGTTCTCGTCGTCGCGTCATGTCGATCAAAGGTATGGGCGGCAGCCGGCCCGTGATCGTCAGCACGAAATCGAAGGACTTGCGGGGCCTGTTTATCATCGGCGTCGACGTGGTGAAGACCACGCTGATGAACCGGGTTTCACGCAACACGATGTTGCGTTTTTCGGACAGCTTGGAACCAGTATGGTTCGAGCAATTCCTGTCAGAGCGAAAAATAATTCGATACGTCGGGCGCCGCCCTGTCGCCAAGTGGGAACGACTACCTGGCCGCGCCGCGGAAGGCCTTGACGCTACTGTCTATGCCTACGCGGCTCGCCAGGTTGTGACCTCCAACTTCGACACACGGTCCGCTGAATTGCGGTCAGAACCACAAACGCCGGCAAGGCCGCGTGTCATTCAATCCGAGTGGATGAACGCGGCCTAAGCGGCAATTTTAAGGAGCTATTATGACTGAATTTGTAGTGAAGCGAATGAGCCTGGGCCGGAAAGAGCCGCGTAATTGCGGCACCAAACTATGGGCGTGTTTCGACGTCGCGGTTGATGGTTTCCGGTTCAACAATTGCGCGATCTTCGAAAGGCCGGACGGTAAGCTAATTGTCCGGCCGCCAATGACTAAAACGTCGCTTGGCAACGTGCGAGCGGTGAAGTTCACCGCTGCCGTCTACATTGAATTCCACCAGGCAGCGATGGAAGCGTATTGGGCTAAAATCGGATGCGATCCGGATGACGCCGGTATGCGGCGGACGTTGCGCGATGAGGTGCGGGAGATGGTGGACTAGCTGTTCGGAGCGCAATGTGGGCAAACCACGGCGCCGCTCTTTCGCGGGGTTAGTCGATAAAGGGGATCATTTATGACCTCGGGATGATAGTGGCTCGTTACCATCTTTGGCGGAATGTCACGACGAAGAATAAACGAAGTCGCTAGCCAGGGTGTCCAGTCCCTACGGTTCGCGGCGTGGTGAATCCATTCTTGAAGCATATCGCGGCATACACCCTCGATTTCCTCGGCGCTCAACCACGATGCGGGCAGATCTATCTGAAGAATGGTGGGCACTCCTCGGTGCCGTAATGGGCCATGTCCAAGCGGGCCAAGGAGCGCGCAGACCCACTCGCTACCGTATAATGCGTATGCCCCGCAGTGATCAAGAAGCTCCTGATCGTCGAACCCGACATGAACCCTGCCCTCATCGCGCGTGGTTCCCTCATGGTCGTCGGCGGCATCAAAAACCGCGAGTCGTTTCTCAAGATGCGGGCGGAGCGGTGCGAATTCTGCTTCTGTGCTTACCATTTGCCGAACAGCCGATTTCAGCTTGGAAGGATCGTTCCTTTTCAGTCCCTCTCGATGATAGACACCTGCATCGAGAACTCGGCAGCCGTGATAGGTTCGGATTTTTGCCAGCCGTATATCGTCCATTAGATCGGCAACAAGGATTACAAGGCTTTCCTCGGTGTGGTTTTGAAGCAGATCCAGCCACTTGCTGTCGTCACAATATAAGTCTTGCTCGCCAAGACTTTGAAGTTTGGCGACGCAGTCATCCCCCAGTCTACGCGATAGCCATGCCGTCATGGTTGGAATCCACGTCGATCTGTCTTTCCAAATGACAAGTCGCCTACGCCATGGATTCTTGGAACCTGTCATTTTTCACCCATTTTCATAGAGGATCCCACGCCGTTGATAGGCTGTCGATGATGCGCCGGCTCAACTGAGACTAGACGCCTAGCGCCTTGCCGTCGCCGTGCGTCAACAGGTGCTACTCATTGCGCTCTTTGAACGCCTTGCGGATGGCTGCGCGGCTCACCGCGCTTTCCCGTGGCGCATATTCGGATGGGGGAACTAATGGCTAGAGTTTGAACTTGCCGCGCAATCAAAACTCAGCAAGCCCCGGCTTGTTGGGCTCCGTAGGTAGCCTGACTGTTTGTATATTTACTGCCGTATTCCGATGAAAGTTGTTCGATTAGCCCCCTGCACGAAAACCCCGACAATTGCAGATATTGCGTTGCAGATCTTACCGCCTGTTCATTCCAATCAACTGACAGACTATCCACCGCAGCGGTAGCGTCATCGACATCGTATTCATCACCGTACGGAGATGACAGTTGCTCAATAAGGCCGGATCGCGAGAACCCCGCCATGTTCAGATAGTTATTTGCAGATCTAACGGCATTTTTCTGCGGTCCGGTTAAATCCTGGGCTGAAGCGATCGTGGCACTCAGCATGGCAATCGATAAGACGGCTGTGCCCATAAACTTTATCATATTTGTCATACCCCCAAAATTCGTAGGTGGCGTGCTGCTTGAGATCGCGGGCTTGTGACGAGGGGAGATAAGATCCGCGGCGCCCAAAGCTTCTCAGCACCCCTTGCGGAGCTTGGCCGATTCCATAGCTTGCACCTTACCTTTTGCAACGGCGATCAAGCCTTCTTTGTCGCCACCGGCCACGCTTGCCAACGGCACTCCAACCATAAAAACGCTAAAAGCATCACCTGTTGCTGCGTCGTTCTGTGCGCGTGAAAGCGTCGTCAGATTTGCCCTTTCTGCGGCCAAGTCTGTTTCAAGCTTATTGCATTCCATCGCGGTGTACGCTTCCATCGGAATTGCGGTCGGCGCGATCGCGTCTGGCCGTTTGGCGCATCCCGCCAATGTCGCCGTTATCGATACTGCAAGAATCAAATGTCTCAT